TAATGTCAAATGATAAATTGGCTACTGAAGCCAGACAAATAATAGAAGGCATCCGCCGACATCAAGTAAACAGTGAGAACAAGCTAACCAATGTGGAAAAGCAAGTTTCAGATCTAAAGTTCGCCATGCAAAAATTGACCGAAGCCCAAGAAAAGCCGGTTGTTATTGAAGGAAAGAACGACGGTTTAAAACAGTATGTTCGTGAAGAAGGCTTACAGCTTTTCACTAAAAAACGATCTGTCCATATTGCTGGCTATGGAAATGTAACCATTAAAGAAGAAGGTTTGATCGACACAGAAAAGAACCATTCTGAATGGCACCATGAATTGAAGAACATTGTCACCAAGAAGAACCTTCTCCGAACCTTCTGCCCGCATACCCCAAAGACTGATGCTGAGCTAGTTCGTCATCTTGACAAAGCACCTGGTTTTATGAAGCCAGCGATCCAAAAAAGTTTATATGATGCAGCCGGACAAGGTGCCGAATTTATACCAGATGACTTTCGTGATCAGCTTTATATGGAATATAAGACTCCAAGCATGCTTGCAGAACAATTTGAAGTGGTTCCAACTCAATCCAATGTTATCTTGATTCCACGCTTTGATAACCCTGGTGGTCGTCCTTACATTAAAGGCGCTTTAACCTCGGACACTGTAACAGATAATATTTTCACAGCTTCAACCCCAACAACTGCACAAGCTAGCATAGCTATCAAAGGCTTCGCTGCTCGTTATCGTGTTTCTGGTGATCTCATTGAAGATTCTGCTGTTTCAATTCTTCCATCACTCCAACGAAGTATCCTCCGTGATCTTACTGATGGCTATGAGGATTGTATGCTCAATGGAGACACCACTGCTGGGCATGCTGATGATATCGCAAACTGGAATATTCGATCCAGATGGGGAACTGTTCCTGCTCTAGGTGGTTCTAGTGATCACCGAAGAAATTTCAAAGGTCTTAGAAAACTTGCTTCAGATGCGAGCACAAGTGATATTGCTATTCTTGGTGGCGCTGCTGTATCTGCAGATGACATTATTTCTGGTTTGGCTTTGATGGCTGAATATTCAAGCCAAGACATGATGTTGGTAACCTCTCCAGAAATGCTTTTGACTCTATTCAAATTAACTGCTGTACAAACCATTGATAAGTATGGACCAGCTGCGACAATTGTATCTGGCTCATTGGCCTCCATATTTGGAATGCCTATTTTGGTTTCCCGTTACATGGGCGCCGATCTTAATGCTAGTGGGTTATATGATAATATTACAAAAACAAAATCAGGAATAATCCTTGTTAATCGAGCTTCATACAAGCATTACCAACGTCGTGGAATTACTGTTGAAACCCAACGAGATATTAATTCCGATGCTGTTAACGTAGTCGCTACACTACGTAGAACATTTGCTTCACCAGATCCAACTGCAACAAAGAATGTGGCTTATCTTTGTAACAGTGAGAACTTCTAATTAATCATGGCTCTTGTTAGTGCATCAACTCTTAGAGAATACTTACCTGAGATCGCTGGTAATACAGCGATCGATGGTGAGCTTAATTCCTTGATCGCACGAGTGGAGAAGGGGATCGCAAACTTTCTTGGTTTTCCATTTAATGAAAGTTTGCTTTCCCCATCTCTAGAGTCAACAACATATACCTTCTATGTTGATGGCCCGATCAATAATGATTTCTATACACTGCAATTACCAATTGCTCCAGTGACTTCAATCACTTCTATCCATGCCGACGCTGGAAGAGAATATGCTAGTTCATCTTTGATCGATGCTTCAACCTATGAATTAGATCAGAAGTATGGAAGAGTAATTCTAAAACCAAAGATTCTAACCAAGTACTTTGATACTGGTTACCGAGCCAATAAGGTTGTTTGTGTAGCTGGATTCGTAACAGCACCCGCCGACCTGGAACATGCTATTTGTATTCTTGCTTCTATGGCACAAAGAAATAAAACCAACCAAGGGAAGGATTCCATCAACAGCAGGAATGGAAGTATAAAGCTTTCAAAGAAAAGTTTACCCTTAGAAGTAAAAGAATATCTATGGCCTTATAGATCACCAAACACTATTTTGTAGGTGACCTATGAGACTAAGAGATTTTATAAAACGATTGTTTAAAAGTGAAAATACTTTTGACTCAAAGCTAAAGAGTCACCTTAAGACAACATCAAACAGGCTTAAGAAACAAGCCCGGTTGAATGCAACAATCGACCCCAAAAGAAGAACTGGAAACCTGTACAATACCATTTCAGCTCCGATAAAAAAATCGAGCTATGGTTTTTTTGTTGCTCTTCAGGCCGGATCTTCAACTGTAAATTATGCCCCTTTTGTTGAGCTTGGAACTAGCAGGATGTATCCTCGGCTTTTCTTAGAACGAGCTAGACAAAAAGAAGAGAAGAAATTACCCGCCGAGCTTAAGAAGTTTGTAACCATATTCACCAAGACAATATAAAATGCCCGATTCAAGAATAGTTAAGATCCACAAAAAAATAGCCGAGCTAGTCAGTGTTGATTTTGCTACTGGCTTCAGTGGCCTTGATTTTTCAGATCGTGGTTTTAGGTTTGTGCAGCTAGACAATATCATGATCCCTTCTGTTGGAATTAAATTTGTTGACTCCATCGAAGAGAATACAAATGTAACTCTAGGAAGATATAAGGGAACCGCTGTATTTGAGGTTTATGCTTTTTGTGGTGGAACGACGAACCAAGAGAGAACCGATTCCGCTCTAAACTCGGCTTCGGATATGATAAAAGCAATTACAGCCAACAGACAATTGTCCCTTGGAACAGATGTTGATGATGTCATGTGTGATTTCATGGCAGTTGATGGAGATGTTTTTGGTGTTGATGGGGTCGGGATTGGCTATATTAAGGTAACAGTTTTTTATCAATCGGATGATGGTGCTTAATGACCTGGTACAATTCAGATTTCAAAAATAGATATCCCGTAACAATTGAGAACACTGGAGGGGCTGAAACATCAGGGACAATTGATGTCTCGATATCTATACCTTCCGATTGGGATGCCTTTTGGGAAAATATCCGTGCAGATGGGTTTGATATCGTTTTAACCGATAGCCTAGGAACCCAGCTTACTTTCAAGCGAGCAACTTTTACCCCAGCAACTCGAACTTGTACAATTGAAGGTGATAATATTACAGTAGGAAACATGAATTCCATTGTCCTACTTTATATATATTTTAATAATCCAGATCAAACGATAGATCTAAGCTCAGCCTTTACAGCTACAGGACCAAAGACTGGAAAGATATATCTCAATGCTCCCTCTCTTCGCATTGTTGGAGATCCAAACCAAAGAACAGGATCTAAAACAGCCAACTATACTTTCTCAAAGACTACTCTCGATGAGGTATATATTTGGTTTCATGTTGGCTCATTAATGGCGAAAAGGATTCAACCATATAACGCAAAATTGGGATTTGAAAGTCTAGACTATGTCCAGGTGTTCAGCTATGATTCTGGTGGTTCAGATGATACAAACAGATACAATGAAACATTAACAGCTTTCATACCTGGCTGGGTCGGCGTATATGTTAAAGCAGGTTCCAATAACACAGATTATGCTGTAGCTTGTAATATAAGAACCGCCGGCGGTGGTCCATTCAATCAATCAATTTCTTTAAGATGCCTGCTATCAGTTAGGGATCTCTTACCAACTTAGGAGTAAATCATGGCTATTCGATTTGGTAGAAATGCCTTTGTAAATCTTTCAGATGCTGAGTCTACATATGGAGATTCAGGAGGGCTATCTTTCAACGTCTATTCTAAAATCTATTCTTGTACTCTTTCAAAATCAGTAGAGAGAACACAGAAAACATTTCTAACAACTTCAGACGCTGGCTTCAGTCGCGGCTTCTTTGATGTTCAAACCAACTGCGGAGGTTCGGTAGAGGTCCCTTTGATGTATGATGGAATTGGTCTCTGGTTTCATTATGCAACTGGAGCAACTCCAGTGACATCTGGTGGAGGTCCTTACACTCATGCCTATAAGCCAACAATCCCTCTGCCTTCTTTTCAAGTAAAGTTTCAAAGGGGATCTGGCTCAATGGAACAATTTAAAGGTTGCATGGTTTCAACTATGTCCATTGCTTGTGCAACTGGTGAAGAAGCCAAAGTATCATTTGAGATAATCGCTCAAGATGCAAACAACAGAGTTGGCGCAATAACTCCAACATTTGGATCTGGTGCCCAAGTTTTCCATCATCAGGCCGATGCTTCTGCCTTGAGGTTTACCCCTTCCGGTAGTCCTCTCGAACAGTATACACTTCGGTCTTTTGAATTCAATCTTGATAACAAGCTAGAAGACAGAAGAAAGCTAGGCTCACTTTTGACAGAAAGCCCAGACACAAATGATATCCGTGAAGTCCGGTTATCTTGTGTTGCTGACCTAGAAGACAATCTTATCTATAATCATCAAATAGCAGGAACACAAGGTCTAGTGGTGGTTCACTTTTCTTCTGGAGCTGATGAATTTCAAATACAGCTAAAAAATGCAGTCCTGCTAAGCTATGAAGATAATGTCACAAGCGTCGGAAGAGTTGAACGAACATTTGAATTCCAAGGTTATTCGGATTCCTCAAATGAGGCTTTTGAAATAACCTGTATCAATGGAAGCGCTAGCCCAACAGCGAATTAAAAAAGACCTCTTGAATTCAAAAGGTCTTTTAGGAGAATATTTAGCGGGTTGTGCCCGCTATATTTCCTTAAGATGTTTTAAACAAATATCAAATATATATATAAATTAAAATAAATTTTTTTAGTGAGATGAAAAAATGAAAGAACTACTGAAACAGATAATAAGTAATTCAAGGTGGACATATCCGGCCTTTGAAGGAAAGCTGATCATTGAAGGAAGAATACTATCGCCAACAGAGTCAGAAGTAACTGGATTGACTTCTGCCTTAATTGCTAATTCCATCACAACAAAAGAAGACCTTCAAAAGCTGCAACAATATAGCTCTATCAATGAAGAGTCAGAAGAGGAACAGATTAATAAACTCTTCGAGGTTCTTAAGAAATTTGATGCCGATAAGATTCTAGAGATGGCTATCGCTCAAGACAAGAT